TTTTGCACACTCGTAACAAGAACATCATTCACACCGTCGTAATCAGCAGTGGCAAATCCGGTCCTTGCAACAGATACGCCAAGTTCTTTTAGCCGACGTACAAATTCTTCTTCTTTGTCGGCAAGCTCCTTTTCGTACTTGTTGAGCATTTTGATTGCTGCATCGATAGATTTACTATCGAACGGATTTATGGTGATTTTCATGTTGCCGTCACTTCCTGCAACGCATACAGGATGCCGTTTTTGCTATCAGCCTTACGGACCACAACATAGTTATGCGGTTCGCTCGGCTCCCGGCCAAACCACACGACACTGTTCTCATTGATAGGGCAGTTACTATCCGCTACGCACATCGTCCTGCTATACCCGGTAAAACTACCGAACGCATGGACTGCTTCTGCTCCAGTAGCTGCGGAAACGTTACACGCAAGCGCAACTGGATCACCGTAAGTCGGTGTACTTTCGCTGGTCTCGTTTCCGTATTCATCGAGGTTTGTTTCTTCCCCGGTGTACAGAGCGTAGTAGATAGACCGCTTATTCCGGTTCAGGCTTCGCATCACATCACACTCCCAACTACAGGAGTTATTCTGCGAACGAGAGACGGACTAACATCAGCGGCCTCCCACGTGCGCTTGATGCCGTTTTCGTCGTGTTCCTTCTGCCCCTCCGCCCCCATCTTGGAGAACAGTTCCACGGCGAGCTGCAACTGAATATGCTCAAATCTCCGTTCCACTGTCGCTGCCTCCGGGACACCGAAGGGATAGCGCCTGTTCAGCACAATCCCCTCGGCTTGTTCCAAGAGGTACGTTAGTAGGTCCTCGCTTGCAGTATCGGGGGAAATGAGCACCGCCAGACGGCTAAGTTTTTCATTATCTGTCATAGGTACTCACCTCAGGTCTTGATTCAGGCAGTCTTGATGATCTTGGTTACCTGGGTCTCGTTGGTCAGGGCCATAACGTAATACTTCCGGGAGATTGCAGTATTCTTGCGAATGTTTGCATCCTCGGCAGCACGGGAACCCTTGGTGTACAGTTCGACCTCAGTGCCCTTCTTGATGAAGGCGGTAACGGCCTTGCGAGTGCCGACAACGATTTCGTTGTCCTTTGCGTCCTTCTTGTCGTACAGGTTCACACCGCAGACGGTGCCGATGTAGCCGTGGCGAGCAAACGCCTCGATGTACTTCAGATCGTCCTTCAGGGTCTTACGCAGAGCAGCCTTTGCGGTGCGGTTTACGAAGCCGAAGACCTCGACATTCTCCCGGTTTTCGGGCAGATCCAACTGAGCAACAGCGTCAGCAAAAGCGTCGAAATTGTAGGCAGCAACATCAACGTGCAGAGTAGCCTTCTCCATCTCGCCGAACAGATCACCGTTGACGGTGTTGAACATATCGGTACCGGCGTGCTGCATACCAACGGGAACCAGCATGTCGTCCTTCATAGCTTCCTCGTCATACCACTCGAAGCGGTTCTGAGCCAGTTCGATGTTATACTCACGCTGAGTGTGGCCGACCTCGATGGACTTGGAGTTACCCTCGCCCTGTGCCAGCTTCTCAGTGCCGTCGGTTGCGGTATAAACGTTAATCATACGCTTCATACCGGCGGTGCCTTCCAATGTGGTATCAACGGTGCAGAAACGCATCAGGTCCAGGTGGGAGTTGAACTGATCTTCAACTTCGTTGGACAGGTAAAAATTGTCGTAAACAACATTTGCCATAGTTAATTACCTCCGTAAATGGTTTTGTATTCTTCGGGATTACTTTGCGAGAACTCGTATCGCTCTTTGGGCGACATAGCTCTCAGCTTCTCCTTTGTCATAGCAGTATCAGAACCGCCGGATGCAGGAGGAGGGGTCTGCTTCAACAGTTCGGCTTTGAGCGCCTTCTCCCGATTTTCGAGGTGGGTTTTCTGGTTCTTAAACACAGTTTCTGTGTCGCCCTTCGCCATAGCTTCGGCAGTAGCCTTTGCCAGCTTCTCGTCGTAGCCCATAGCCATATAAGAAGTTGTGTAAGTACCTACCAGCTTTTCGTGTCTCAGGGTTTCCAGTTCTGCCATGATTGCAGCCTGTTCTTCTGCGGCCTTGGCAGCCTTGGCTTCTTCATCAGTCTGCTTCTCCCGGAGCTGTTTCTTAGCGGCAGCAAGATCGGATGCAGTCTTATCGAATGTGGCCTTGGCAACAAAACCACTCATATCAGGTTCATAAGCCTCCAGGGCGGCAACCTTTTCTTCGGGACTCATTGCTTCATAACCTTCAATTTGGAATTTCATAATTCTCTCCTTTTGCGCTTTATAAGTGATCTCCCACTATGTTTTTGCATTTTTATAGAGGTTCTTTCCTCTCTTTGGGGTCGTGCGTTTTTGGACTGGTTCTCTCCAGCAAAATAAAAAACGCCAGTAAATCCTCGGAGGGCTTGCGCTCCCTCGTTGGATCACTGGCGCTCTATTTCCGGCGCTCGATTATTTTTCAGTTCTTTCAGGTTTTCTCTTGTCGCTGTCTGCGAACACCATGGCCTTGCACTTCGGACATTTCACGCGGGCTTGCCCACACAATTCCATCAGTTTCCGGCCGCAATCCGGACAACGAACCTCATCCAGAATCAGCACTGCATTATTCCTCCACTTCCAACGGTTCAAGAATACAACGGCATCCGTAGTGCGTTTTCTCTGGAACCTCGGATATTTTATAGATTTTGTTGTTTCTTTCTCTGCAAACCTTACATTCGTGACCGTCAATCACAGATTTCCAACGGACCCGCTTAACGCCCATATCCTTGTAGCCTTGGAGTGTCGCTTTATCCACAACGGTAATTCCGTACTGCTTCGTCTGCGTCCACCACAGGTTAGCCGATCTCTGCAAGCCACTGTTATACAACTGCCGATCATCGAACTCCCTGGCGGTGAGTATCTGCTCGTTCAGCCGGAGCCGTTTGCGATCTGCCTCCCTGGGGTACACATAGCCAGTAACGAAGTTAAACGACATCAGAACGGCTGCAAGAAAACCAGCGGCCAGTCCGGCTTCGCTATCCTCTCTGTACCCAGCCTCCTCAGCTTTCTTTTTTGCCTTGGAGTATGCCTTTTCGGCTGCCTTCTGGTACATCTTCTCATTCTCAGAGAGGAGTCTTTCAAACATAGCCTTTGTAACATTCTTCGTATTTGTCACGTTCAGCTCGTCGAAACCTAACAATCCCAGCCTGTTAAACTCGATCCGCAGTTTTCTCTTTGCTTTTTCAAGCAGGGTGTCGAGGTGCTTATACATCCTCGTCACCGCCTACCTCAACAGGATTCCACTCTTTCATCTGCTCGTCATAGTAAGCCTTGCTCTGGAGATAAGCACTCTCTGGATCAGGGAACATACCACAATGCGCAAACGCAAGCTCAGGGTGAATCTTCGGGTTATTCAGCATCGCCACAAGTACCTGTGCCTTGCTTGCGATGTTCTCATAATTCCGGCGAGTGAAGTGTGTGTCAATATCACTGAGTTTCAGTGATGTTCCGGCTGTGTCGCGGAGGATACGCAGAACCAGTTTCAGGGTCTTTGTCTCAGCCTCTTTGAACATAGTCTCAACGCCCTTCGCACGAGCCTCAGCAGCCTGCCAGCCATCACGCATAATTACGGCACTGCCGGTATCACTGGTGCTGGAACCGCCGTTTCTGTTCGGAATACCAGTGATCGTGATAATCGCTTCCAGTATATCATTCTTCAATGTTTGCACATCAGCCTGGCTCAAATTAGCCGAGAGATACTTTGCATCCGTGCCAGCCGGCAGGAACATCATTTTCCACTCGTCCAGTTTTTTGCGTGTTCCCTCGTCCATTTCCGCGCCGAAAATAGCCAGGAAACTATTCACGAACTGCACGATATCGTCCATGCGATTACTCTGCAATTCATTCAGTGCGTTCAGCAGATCAATCACGACTTCAAACACGCCGATGCGAGACTCCTCAATCGGATACTCGACAATCGGGATCATACCCAGCGTGTGAGGCGTGGCTTTTATTTCTGTTCCGAACTCCGTGAACTCGTAGTAGACATCCTCTGTATATACGCTGAACACATTCTTATTGTCCTTGCGTTTAACCACATGGACGGCAGCCAGTTCGTGCTCGTCCACGTCGGAGCTACGAATGATGAACGTCTGGCCTGGTTTAAGTGCCTTCATGATAAACGGTACTTCGTCACCATCTTTATCCCACTTCGGGTTAGGAAGTGTCAAACGATAGCCGAGACCGGCAATAAACATCCATTCGCCCAGCTTCTTATCGCAAGCCGCTTTACCGGCAGAGAACATATATCCGTTCAGTGCGTTAATATCTGCTGCAATAGCATCGTCAGCATCGTTCTGTTTTGCGTTCTCACGCCGAACATACTGTACAGGCTCGCCGAACAGATAGCCGTTATAGAAATTTACGATCTCGTAGGCTCTGTTTTCATTGATTTTATGATTGATAGATTCCCGGACTTCCTTTTTCTTTGCCAGAATATCGGTCTTGCCCCGGTAAATCTCATGCAGCTTAGTAATCTCAGTTCGGTTGGCCCCATGAACTAAGTAAGCCTTGCGAACTTCATCCGCTACATTTTCTGCTGTAATTGCAGTCGCATCAGAATAAATAACATGGCGACCATAGCTCATACGGACCACCTACCTTTTCATGTATTATTTTATCACAACATTAGCTATATTTCTATATGTAGTATGAACCTCAACATAAAACCTCAACATATAGTATCTGCCACCCTAAAACGGTCTTTTCGCTACCGTTACCATCTTCACACCGGCAGTCACAAAATCAATCAGCATCGCCAACGAATCCGGGGCATCATCGTGAGGGTTCTTACCACTCACTGTAAACAGCGTGACCTCGCGCATAAACTTCTCATACTCAGGGCTGCGGTGCTTTTCGTCCAAGAAATAAATCTTCTTAATATCCGGCGCATACTGAATTATCCGGCTCAGCTTACTCTGGGTCGTAGGAGCCTTTTTGTAACTCATGTTAATACGAATACCTTCCTCACGCAGTTTTTCATCTACGATCCCACCGTATTCGTCGCCACCGTTATTACTTTCCCACCGTACCATGTGAGGCACGTGCTGTTTCAGCTTCCCGATCACCAGTGGCCGTGTAACCGTCTTATCGCCGT